CATTACTACCTACATTAGCAGTTTTAAGATTGTAGCAACTACTAAAAGCACCGTGCATAGATATAACATTGTCACCGCACTCTCCGGCTATCAAATTAGTGCAATAAGTATAAGCATTTTGTGCATAAATAACATTTGGACCGATATAACCTATTCCATTTAAGTTAGAACATAAATAATATGCATTTCTCATATCAATAACGTTTGGTCCACACCATCCGTTACCATATAGATAATAAGAGCAACCAGCGAAAGAGCCTAATAAATTAGTAATATTATTACCATTTGGAATATCGCATTCAATAGGTCGGACAGTACTGGTGTAAACTGAATAGCTACATAAACCAGCAATATTACTCATAGTTGGTGGCATTGTTTGTATATTAAAAAATCGAGGACTAGGAGGTACAAAAGATGAATTCATTCCGCACTGAGCCTCTTCTAAGTGTGGCGGACAATTTTCTAAGAAACCAAGACCACCGCCTCTAAATGTTTTTGCATAATAAAATAAAGTATCAGTATTAAAATTTAAAAATACACAATATTTCATTTTATTCTGAAAACCATCAAAGTTTGATTCTGCAAAAGTAATATTATTATACGGTGCGTATAAATATATATTATTAAAACCACCTGTATTATTCAAATATGCATATACAGGATCGCTAAAAGGTAAACTATGTAGAGTGACATTATTTGGATCTTGCTGTTGAAAAGTTTCAAATGTATCTTTATTCACCTTTTCTATTGAATTTATTATATTTGCATTCCAATGATTGTTATTAAAATAATAGCCATCAAAGTAACTTATTAAACCTGTTTTAATTCTAGCTTGACCAGGAGAATAATGTAATGTATTTATTACTGAAGGTATTTCAGTAAAATTAATAGCATTAATTGAATGCGATACATTTCTCAAAGTATCGCAAATATTGATAATGCTATTTCTTTGTATCGTATAATAAGTATTTCTATTATCCATTTCTCTCCTTTCTACTCTATGCAGTAAAGATATATATTATATTTAGTAGCATATTTATATCTTATTGGTTTTATTTCTAAATCATCCACAACTTTTGATAAAATATCTGGTTCTAAGTTATCTTCTGAACAATCTTCCGCTTTTATTCCCAACGCATCAATAAGCGTTGTATTATAAAATGTATAATTATTACAAAAAACATTCATACGAAATAAAGAAACATCAAGACCAAGACTTCCTTCGCAATTATCGCAATATAATACAATATCTGAAACATATCGATTTGCGCTATAATAAAGGCATCCTCCAAGATTTAAAGTAAAATTCGGCTTTGTACTTCTAAAAGAAATATTACCACTTAAATTTTTACAACCTGAAAACATTGAACCACAATGCGTTTTATTAATTTCAAATACTGGCATTTTTACAGATAAAATATTTGAACAGCTCATAAAAGCGCCCCAAAAATTTTCACAATTTTTAGCCATTGATAAATCCATGTGACCGTAAGCATTTTCGCAACTCATATACGCCCCTGCACAATTGATAACATTTGGACCAACAACAGGCACATGTTTTGAAACAGACTGCTGATAACAGTAGTCTAGATATTTAACATTATTACCACATACAAATGGAGCATTAAAGCCTGCTACATTTCTAGAATGATATCCATACGCATGACTCATATCAACTGTATATTCACCGCAGGAGTAGTCTGGAAATTTAAATTTATCACTACTATAAACAAAATTATTTAGACTAACAGAATATTTTGCATAAGTATTGCCTAAGTTTACAAATTCAGAAACATTCAGTTCTCCACTATAGTACGTCTCCCTATATCTTAAATTTGTATAATCAGTTTGAATAAAACAAACAGGATAGTCACATGCTAAATAACAATCTAACTGTCCGCTTGACTGATTTAAATCAACATATCTGTACACAGGAGATCCTATTGGACTACCTATAGATACATTATTATTCAAATAGTTAGATGGCAGGTTATTGCCTGTATTATAATTAACCACTTCTATGCGACCTATTTGTGAAGCTTTATTAGAACCATTATAATGAAATCCCTCGGCATTTATTTGATATGTACCATATTCCTCTACGATATTTGCAATATTATTAGGAGGTACCCAGCATATACTACTTATACTTATCATTCCTTCTTGTACGTCAGACTGAGAACCTTCAGGAACAATTTCTTTAATCATTGGAATTATATTATTAAAAGTAATAGTATTATTGATTTGTAATTTACCTCTAATAGCATCACATATATCAATAATACTATTTTTATCTACTAAATAAGTGGTATTCATTAGAATCCCTCCTCACTATCCTCAATGTGCATAAGATTAAATGCATTGCCATAAGAACGAGTAGTATCAATATGAATTTGCACATTTTCATCAACAGGTTTAATTTTACCTATATCTATTTCATGAGGTGCAACAAAACTATATTTAAAAGGTCCAATCTTAATTGAGGTTAAATCTAAATATTCTTCATCTGGATTTAAAGCAGGATTCACTTCAATAGGGCCTTTTTGTTCTACTATAACATCAATAGCATCCTGTACATTAGTAACGGATACTTCTTCTCCTGTGATTTCATCTATATATGTTAAATTACTTTTTGTATTATCAAAACCAATTTGATTAGCTTCACCACTAATAGATGAGCTCAATTCAATAATACTTTGCATTAAATCATAATAAGCTTTTTGCACTGCATATAGAGAGGCGGCAGTGCTAGTCGACGCCCCAGTCTCGTCTATATGTGGCTGGACACCATAATTATATTCATCACTTAAAATAACATGACCATATAAGCTATCAGTGCCGCCTCCAAAATCAGGTGCATTGCTCGCATGGTTAATAGGTGCAGCGTTAACATCTTCCGCAGTAAGTGTAACATTTCCACCTTCATCACCTTGATTAAATCCATTTTTACCATTAACGCTTTGTACTCCTGTTCCAACCTCAATCTGCTCAATTTTATCATTTAATTCATTATATGCAGATTGAACTGAGTAAGCAGAAGCTGCAACACCATCTACATTTTCAGGATTTGGTGTATTATATGTATTAGATATTTTTACATGACCATATTTATTAGCGGTGCCAATGCCATACTCTGTTGATGTTGAAGCATGTGGAGGTAAACTATGATTCTTTAACTCTTGATATGCTTCTTGCAACGCTCTTGCAGATGCAACAACAGGGCTATTAGTTGGGGCAGATATTGCTTTGTATGTTTCATCAATTCTTACATGTCCTAAATCGGTATTGTTAGCCTCTTTAGACACATGTCCGATAGGTGCGGCGCTTACCTTTTCCGCAGTAATTATAACATCGCCTTGCTCACCATTAATAGATGAAACGCCACTACTTTTAATATGCTCTTCAATATCTTTAATATCTTCATTAATAGTAGTAATATCACTTTTGATATTAGCAATTTCTTGATGTAAATTTTCATCAATTCTATTAGTTTCACTTCTAGCTTGAATATCTTTAATAGTATAGATGCCACTCTGTACGGCTACTTTTGATATATCAGCCATTCCATTTACCTCCTTTTATTTATATAAAAAGGGAGGTAAAACCTCCCTTAAATTATCTTGTTCCAGTGCTACCGAAACCACCAGCTCCGCGAGCAGTATCATCAAGTTCATCAACTTCAATTAACTGTGGCATATATTTCTTAGTAAACTTTAACTGAGCAATTCTATCGCCATTATGAATAACTTGTTCATCAAAGCTATCGTTATATAATGCAACTATATACTCGCCGCGATAATCTTCATCACACAGACCAACACAATTTGCAGGTCGGAGTCCTCTGCTAGTAGCGGAACCAGAGCGAGCAAAGATATAACAATCAAAACCCTCTGGTGGTTGAATCGCCCATCCAGTGCCAATCTTTTTATTCTCTCCTGGAAGTATATGAACATCTTCATCAAGTGCAGCATATAAGTCATATGCTCCAGCTCTATCTGAGCCTCTTGATGGAAGTATTGCATTTCTTTTCAATCTTTTAAACTTGGCTACAAAATCTTGTGGAGCATAATGGTATTCTTCACCGCTCCAAATAAAACCATATTCATCAGCACTAAAACTCATTGTCATCCTCCTCTACAATTGGAAAACCAGAAACATCATACTTTATATCTGTTGTATATTCAGGATCTTTTTCATCTGTGAATAACTTAGTTAATGTAACTCGATACCAACTATCAATTACTTCACCCTTAGCCTTTTGTTCCTTATATTCTGTCATATACTTTGAGAGTGCAAAACAATTCTGTTTCTTTGCTTCTTCAATTAAGGCTTTAGCCTCATTTTCAGTCTGAACTCGATATGTTTCAACTGTCTTTAATAAGTACTTCATATCCTTTTATCTCCTTATTTCTATAATAATGTTACATTTAAAGATTTTGAAAATTTATTGTTAACTAAAAATTCATCTTTAAAATGAACTATATAGTCATTTGAACCATGTATCTTAACATTATCTATACCCTTTTCTTGCGCAAGAGCATAAACTGTATCAATTACATTATTAAATGGAATTTCTATACAAGACATTGTTCCATTTTGATAGATTGTAATAGATTGATTTGTTACAAAAGGTTTTAAATCAACTAAGATAAAATCGTTCATTCTACACCTCCTTATTACCACACTCAATAACCCCAAAAGTATAATCAAATAAATACCATGCGGAAGGTTTGTCATCAGCGCTATGTCTAATCCACACTTCATAAGCACCATTATCTTGTTCGTCAAATGCTAGAACCTCTCCGCGACTTTTTACAACAGAAGAAATCTCATTTGCTACATCCCAAGGACAACTTAATTCATCCGTTACAAAAATTGTATAATCATATCTTTCGCGGCAGAGCAACATAAGATATTTCTTTGATGCTAGCTGCATACTAGCATCAAAGATTTTTTTATTAAGAATAATAGGATCCATCTGAGGCTCTTTCTCCATCAGCATCCTATTCTGTTCATATAAATTTGGCATTTCAATATCCATATTAATCTCCTTGTTTCCATCCTCTTAATTTCTTTACATGTTTATATCTATCTTCAACCTCGGCAATTTTACCTGGGTTAAACGCATCTAAATAGCTTCCTGTTAAGTATCCAGTAACTCTACGAAGCTTCTGAATTTTACTACCTCCGCACATTGGACAAGTACAATCCATTTCATCGCTATATCCGCAATCTAAACATAAATCAACAGGAACATTTAATGCAAAATAAGGAATATCCTTATCCATTGCATAATTAATTAAAGTTTCAAGAGCATCAAGATTGTTTTTTGCTCCGCCATCAAGCTCTACATAAGTTATACATCCGGCAGAGCTATAGCCTGTTAATTGACTTTCAATGTTAATCTTTTCTATTGGAGAGATTTCCTTCCATACAGGCACGTGCATAGAGTTTGTGAAGTAGTCTCTATCAGAAACTTTTGGAATGCACCCATGCATCTTTTGAAATTTTTTCATTGCTGTATAACAAAGATTCTCAGCAGGTGTGTAATACACTCCAAAATTTAAATGATAAGTCCATTCATTACCATTTGTATCTACATCTGTATAAACTTCTTTTTTAAACTCAGCACATCTATCTTTAAATAGTTGCTCAATTCGCTTTGCTAACTCCATTCCTCTTGGTTCTGTATGGTCACAATCTATAAGAATTTGTAAACACTCAGCAAGTCCCAACTGACCAATAGCTAAAGTACCGTGACATAGTGCGGACTTGATACCACGCTCAGGAATATATCCTGTCATTGTACCATTCTCATACATGAAAACTGCGGCACCGACATCCTGGGCAGCAATCCAATCAAAACGCTCAATTAATTCATCTTTTGAGTCATGAATTGCAATGTCAAGTTCTTTCATAAATACTTCAATAAGATCCTCACCATCTGCACATTTCTCTTTGGCACACATTGCAATCTCGGGTAGTATGATTGTATTAGGACAAATATTACCTCGTCCATCTTTTAATTGACCAAAACCATTTGCATCCCAACCATTGGCTGTCCTGCACCCCATGGTACTAAAGAATGTCTTAGGGTCATTCTTGTCATAACCCTCATTACCAGACCAGTCTACATTTGCATAATTTGGATATAATCTTTGTGCAGTAGACTTAATAGCTAACTTAAATAAATCGTAGTTTGGATCTCCCTCTTGGCGATTAACACCTTTCATGCACTGAAAAATTCCGCAAGGGAAGATACTTGTTTTATGATATTTTCCAACGCCTTTTATACAACCTTCAAGTAAAGCTTTTGTAACCATTCTACCTTCAGGTAATGTACAAGTACCATAATTAATACTAGTGAAAGGAAGTTGATTGCCGCTTCTTGATTGAAGTGTATTAAGGTTGTGATACATACCTTCAACAGCTTGCTGACATTCTTTTTCTGTCATATCCATTGCATATTGCCAAGCTTCTGGATGAAGTTCTTTAAATTCTTCATTATCAAAATGCAACGTTCCATCTCCTTCATGTTCAAGCCAAGTTAGGAAACGATTTAATTTATATTCTGATTTATTTTCACAATATTTCATTCCATTTATCATATGTTTAGTAAAACTTTTTCTAACATATGGAACCATAGTCCAATCAAGATGTGTAGCAGAAACACCACCGAATTGTTGTAATGATTGTAATTGAGATATTACTGCAACTAATTGTAAAGCTGTGTTAATACTATTAGCAGGCCTAACATCAGTTTGTCTTGTTATAAAACCTTCTTCTAATAGTTTATCAAATGGAATTGATAAACAATTATGTTTACCTACTGCATAACTACTTCTATCATGTATATAGTTTCTATTATTATTATGATTATCAACAAAATTTTGTGAAACAAGTTCATCAAAAGCAATTTCTTCAAATAACTCTGATGCGGCCTGCCCCTCGCGCCCGCCAAACGAATATTCATCCATATTGGCGTTATCATTTAAAACATTGCTTGCAGAGATTCTGTTTCGCACCTTGCTAAACAACTTACTTTTTCTCTGTCTAGCTCTGTCTCTTTTATCTCGGAAAAGAATATATGCTTCTGCTACATCCTTTCTTTTTGTGGACATCAAACCATGTTGCACCATTGTTTGAATTTCATTAATTGTAAAATCTTTATTAGCTTTTTCGCAAGTCTCTTCGATATAGTCTGCAATATTGCTTGCTTTTGCAATAGCATAATCTGAAGTGTCGCCATCTACAGATTTAAATGCGGCAAGTACAGCATTAACTATCTTAGTTCTATCAAAAGAAACTTTACGACCATCTCTTTTAATGACCTTCATGCTTTCCTCCTATTTATTTATTTATTTTTAGGCTAATAAGATATGAAAATTTCATTTATTATTTTAAAGTAGTTAGTCACAAAGATTTTATTTTAGCTCTTTTACGCGGCGTTCAAGATACCATATAGCCTTCTCAATATCTTCAATCTGCTTTTCAGCGTCGGTCTGCGATACCTGGTCCGCAGCTTTTCGACCTGCCCGCGATATATACTTAAGAGCATTGCCCGCAGAAAATCCTAAATTCCAATCTTCAATTACATCTATTGGTTGAAATTTTCTACCTTGTGTGTAATGTGAAGGATTATTTACCGAGTCATATTGGGAAACTGCTTTTGCAGTTTCCTCTATTACCATTTCAGTCATTTCATTAATATTCATCATTTTCTCCATCTTCTTCTAATCCAGACTGTCTCTCATGCTGGATTATAATATCTGTACCACTAACTTTTAATATTTTATAAAGCTGATGTCCACCAGAGTTTTTATAATTTTTACTTACAAATTGATTGTCTCTTCTAAAACCTTGAATCAACAATTTTTCTCCTCTTGAGAACCAACCTTTTTCAATTACGCTCTTTGAACCATCTGGATTGATGGCACTAATTTGCTTTTTAAACATAGCATAATATTCATTTGTAAACTTAACAGGTACTATACCTGTTGTAGTTAATAATGTTACTACATGCTTATTATCATCTTTACCGATAACAGTTCCTGCAATCTTATATAATTTATAAATAGGTAGTTCAACTTGTTTTTTCTTGTACATATAGTCAACAACAGGTGTTTCATCGAGACTATAAAAATTAGAAATACCATACTTGGTGTTGTTTACGCTTATTAATTCATGTGGGCTATAATAGAAACAAATACTATCCATTTCCCATTTAGAAATATTACCCGATGCATATTTATCCCAAGTTTCTTTAAATAATAAAGTATTATAATCTTTTAAAATTTTCTCTTTATTCTCATTTAACCAGACTTTAACATTCTCCATATAACCCTTATATATCTTTTCCCATTGAGCCTTATTAATTTTCAAATGAGTTAATTCATTTGATATAATATCAGCACACTCAGGAAGCTGATTATTTATAAAAGTTACACTTCTATTATCTAAAACAAAATTAATTTGCTTTAAATATCTATTAAAATCAAATACTCTTTTTTCCTTATCAAATTGAGAAGGAATTAAACCATGCTGCATCAATCCATTAAAGTTCTGCATTGTTAATCTATTTTTTAATTCTGCAACTTGCATTAAATAATAACACATAGTTTCTTTTCTTGAGTTAAAACTAAATTCAAGATTATCAAATGCTCCAGCCTTAATTAAGTTTACCATAATATTTTTTTGTAGAGGGCATCTTCTCATAAAATCTATAATACTTCTATAAGGTCTTCCCTCCATAATCTTTGCAACAATTTCACTATTAATTCTACTAATTGGCTTTAAACCATATAAAATAGTATTAGTTGTTGTATCAGGTTTAAAAGTATAATCTGACTTATTTATATCAACTAATGAAACTTTAATACCATTATCTTTGATGATACCAATAGCTTTGGCAATTCTAGCATAATCAGCAGTTTTATTCTTCTTTTTCTTGCCGCTTCTATCTGGCAAATCCTCATATTCATAATCTACATCTTCTTTTTCATATATGCTAACTATCTCTTCATCATCATTATCCTCAAGAGAACCACTATTAACAATTAAGCATGCTGTGTTCCAATAGATAGGATTCCATTTAGTCGCTATATAAGCTGTTTGAAAACCAATAAAACTATATGCTAACGCATGGATAATTGAGAATGAATAACCCATCTGAGGACCAACGCCGCAATCCCAAACATACTTCGCTAATGCGGGCGACTTTGCCTGGTCGATAATTTGTTGATGTAATGCAGGTATCTTACTCATCTGCTTTTTACCAACAATCTTACGTGCGGCATTCGCATCTTTCAATGTAAAGGAACAAATATTAGTGTCCATTAACATTGTCATTAACTGTTCCTGTGATGGCGGAACTCCATGCGACTTTAAGAAATGAGGTTTTAAAAATTCTTGCTCTGCCGCTTTTAATCCATAACTATCCATCTCTTGATACCAAAGATTAATATTATTCTTATAACGAACATACTTATCTATTGGCTGTTCTCCACCATCTTCACTTGTCATAAGACGCATCAAACCATTTGCATCCGCCAACTCCAATATTGAACGAGGTTTAATCTTACGAGCGGCTTTTGAACCTTCCGCACTATCAAACTGAAACAAATCAATAATCTTAACATTATCAATATTATCCCATACATCTTCATTTTCTATTGGCAAAATTTGTGGATGAAGATATTTGTTATAAACTTCTCTTAATGATAAGTCCTTTTCAATTTCTCCATTCTCTTGAAGAAGTTCAATACATTTTACTAACTTATCCTGTGCTTCAGTTACAAGGAAGTCATATTTTGTCATACCTGCCGCCTCACACATATGTAAGTCATACTGTGTTATAATGTCACCGCTTGGAGTCTTCATAAAGCAACCAAACTCATATGGGTCTTCATCAAACAGAATGACACCTGATGCGTGAGAACTTCTTTTGTTAATCAGTCCTTCAATACCGAGCATAATTTCAAGTAACCCTGGATACTGATTAACTTCATTAATAAATGCTGTAACAGGTCTTCTATCTTTTTCCTCATTGCCATATACAACATCCTTTAATGACCATAAAAAGCCTCTTTCTTGAGGCACTAGTGAAGACATATACTGGGCTGTATCTACATCAATACCGTCTTGATATTCCTCACTTCTATATCCTCTACAAGCTGTCTGAATTGCGGACTTTGTTGTTTCAGTACCAAAAGTTGCAATTAAAGTACAACCACAATTCTTCCTTGTGAGGTCATCTATATCATCAAGAAAGTTTTTACCTCTTTCTTCTTTAATACGCTGAATAATAGTAGGTTTCTTACTTGGGCATAAGTCCAAGTCAATATCACCTAATTCAAATCTTTCTTTATTCAAATATCTCCAGAATGGTAAGTCCCATTCTAGAGGGTCAAGCTGAGTTACACCTAATAAATAATGATTAAGTCCTGAACATGAAGAACCACGACCCGCACCTACCATACTTCCGCACTCCCAAAATAAATCTACATAATGTTGAAGTGTAACTGGATATGCAAACATATTTGTGTCAAGTGCTTTACCTATTGTTCTCTTAATGTCTGCTTCTTCTTCAAGTCTAGATAAATATGCATCATTATATTTATCAATTTCTTTTAATTTATTAAGACATTCATTAACCCAATATCTTTCAATCTTATTATCAGAAGACATCATTAAATTCAAAGTCATATATTTTAACGAACCATCTGGGGCAACTCGTTTACCTGGAACTGGAACATAGTCTTTAACATCAACTTTAGGAATTTGCTGTGAATGTAACAAACTATAATTTTCTATTTTATTCCAAATCTCCATACTATTGCTACACATTTCTTCATATAAATCTACAATAGATGGAGTTAAGTTTTCAATCATCTCTTCTTCTGATTGAAGATATGCATATTTATAAAATAAATCAGTCTCTCTATCTCCGCCTTTTGAATTAAGATATGAAGAATGAACATATCTATCATTTTGAGTTAGATAGTGAGCATCTGAACCAATTACCATTTTAATACCAGTTAATTTTGATATTTCCGCAATTTTCTTATTAACTAATATTTGTTCTTTACTTGCGGCAGGGGCCACTTCAAGATAAAAGTCTTGACCAAATAAATCAAGCATAAAAGATATAAAATTACTAAATCTATCTTTTGCTGTCTGTAAAGATACTAAATCGCCAATCTTTTTTGCCTCTTCAATTTGTAGGATACTTGATGATAACTCACCACCAAGACATGCGGAAGTTGCAATAAGATGACCTGGGTCTTCTTTTACTATTGAAGCTAATTCTGACTTTAAAGTAGGAACTCTTTCCATACCTCTATCAAAATAACTATTCATCCAAGCAATAGAAGATAATTTTCTTAATTGCTTATGACCAATCTTATCTTTTGCAATTAAAATACAATGATAATATTTAATATTATTAACTCTTTCATCAACAAGATAAATCTCATTTCCTAATGCAATTTTAAAATCATCATTCTCTTTTAAAATTTCTTGGTCTAATATATTAGCTTCAACATGTCCGCCTAAGCACTCATGGTCTGTTAATGCAATACCTTTTAATCCTAATTCTTTTGCTCTTGTTATTAATTTTGAAATTTCATTTATACAATCAAGAAGTCGTATATTACTATATTCAGAATGCGAGTGCACCTCAACCCTATCTGGCATTGATATACCAAACCTGTCATATTTTATATAAATATTATATCATATTATTGTAAAAAATTCAAGGTGAGGCGTTACGCCTCACCTGTTGACTATAGTTATCACTAAAACCAATAACACTGAAATCCACAATGGAGATAACACCCATACCCATGACCATTCAATTAAATGACATAATTTTAATACAATAAATACAATTAACAATACATCTGCGATACCAAGATTATAATTTTTATTATTCTTACGCATTATTATTCGTCTCCTTTAAATCTTATCTTACCAATACTAAACGAGATGCGGAACGTGTGCAGGCTGTATAGAGCCATCTAGCATGCTCCATCTTATCAAAAGGAAAAGACTCTTCAATAACAAGAACCTTATCCCACTCGCTACCCTGTGCCGCATGACATGTAATAGCATAACCGTATGTCATTTGTCTTGGTAATATATCTCCAATTTTATGTCTCATCTTACCTATCTGATAAGATATTTTCCAATCTACGCAAGGCTCTTCTTTTAATAAAAAGTTTTTATCAAATTCAATTCCATGAAAAGTGCTACCACCTTCAGGAATAAAATTAGCTACTATGATTGGTAAATCTCTTTGTGCGGTTTTAATAACAGGTGGTATTCTTCTAAAACTTGCAAATGGGTTTTCAATAATACCAACAGAACCATTTACTAAAGCATCGCCATCAACATTACAATCATCCCAGTAGTTTCTTTTAATAATAATCTTTTCTCCAGATTGTATATCACCTTCAAAACCCAATAGCTGTCTTGTATGATTATTTACATTGTGTCGCATATTATTTGTCGCTGTTATAATCATATCAGCCCATGTGTAATGTCCTGTTACAAGTTCTGTCTTAGGAACTATCATTGCATCTTTACCTTTAAAATAAGAAATATCTTCTCCGTTTCTTATTTTCATAGTAAGTTGAATAATTTCTGACTCTGCCGCCTGTCTCATGACTTCATCAAGAAAAATGTGCGGATGGTCTAAGATAGTATGAGTATCTTCTTTATTAATCTGAGGCAACTGAAATGGGTCTCCCAAGAAGATACAAAAGCATTTATGTGTAAGTAATCTATCTATCATTGATTTTGGAGCCATTGAAATCTCATCTACTACAACTATATCATAATTAATTGTCTCTTTTGGTTTTCTAAAGAACCCTCCGCCTGGCTTAGGAATACTCTCAAACAATAGCCTATGCAAGGTCATAGCATTTTTATTACCCTTTTTTCTTAATACTTCTGCGGCCTTCCCTGTATATGCTGCATATACAACTCGATCAGGGTTGACTTGGAGTGCCGCAATTATTACAGAAACTAATGTTGTTTTACCCGTTCCTACCTAGGCATAGCCAGCTATCGTAACATATTTTTCATGATTACGATATTTGGCTATGGCAATTTTCAAACCCTCAGATTGTTTATTCGTTAACTCCATCTGGTTCTACTTCCTCACTTTCTTTTAAAATTTCTTTTATATCCCATAATCCTGCATGATGTTTATTTGTTAACTCCATTATGCCGTCTCCATTTTATCTTCTGTAACTAAACATTCATTCCCATCATACTCATATATATAAAACTTTGTACCAACAGGCACCCAATAGATTTCACAATCAGACCATCCGC